AGACCCCAACTTGTTTCTGTAAAGAGTACAGTCCCTAAAACAGGGACGGTAAAGAGGAAAACTACCGTCCCCAAAACAGGGACGGGATCCCGTCCCCAAAACAGGGACCCGCAAGCCCGTCCCCAAAACAGGGACTCGCAAAGAAGTATCCATAGAAGTAACCATAAGAAAGGGAATACTCAATCAAAAAAATTCATCCCCCCCTCGGTCGAGGACGTCAAAAAATACATACTTGACCGGGGAGGCACGACCGATCCACAAATGTTTATCGATTTTTACCAGGCCACAGGCTGGATGAGAGGTAAAAACAAGATCAAGGATTGGAAAGCCTGTGTGCGCACTTGGGACCAAAGAGACAAGGAAAAAAAGAATGGAAAAAATCAGCACATGGATGCCCAGACCCGGCAGCGAGCCGCCACCGAGAGACTGCTCACAAAAGAGGCCAATGACAAAACCCACACTATCGAACACACTGATCGCTAGATTTTGGGACCGTATGACTGAATGTTATGGTAATCTCTGGGTTAATGCCTTTGGCGAAGTCGCGGACGAGACAGGTAATCTGACCAGTACAGCCAGAACCTGGAGCGAGGCACTAGGACCCCTACAAAACAAAGAAATCCATAGCGGGCTCATAATAATGCAGAGACGGGGGGAGGTGTTCCCGCCTACACTGCCCCAATTCCTGAGCTACTGCATAGCAAACAAACCGCGATCAAAAACAGTCAGGGCGCTGCCAGCGGTCAGAAACAAAGAGGTTGCGACCAAGAATCTGAAAAAAATCCGAGGGGTTTTGAATGGAGCAGAAAAAAAAGAAACCAAAAAAAAGAGGACCCAAGAAAAAACAGAGCGACGACAATATGATCCGGGGCTACACATCCAGGCGGGGGCTCAAGATAACAATGAACCGACTGCCCGCACCACTCAAGAAGTGGTTGCAGGGGGAGGATGAGTAGCAATGAAACTGGAGACCGAATATGATCTGGAGAACGAATATGATGTGGAGGTCACCCAATGTACTGCCTGCAACCACAGGTCGGCCCGCGCAACCGCCTCAAGTCCGGCACGCTTCCCTGGTCTTGTCTCTGAGCACCAGTGGCAGTGCATGGTGATGGAGTGGGCAGAACTCCAATCCCCAAAGATGCCGGAACTCAAGCTACTCTTCGCTGTGCCCAACGGCGGGCATCGTCATAAGCCAGTGGCGATGAAGTTGAAAAAAGAGGGCGTTAAGCGCGGGGTTCCCGATCTATGCCTCCCCGTAGCCAGGCACGGCTATCACGGTCTCTTCATCGAAATGAAGTCCGCAAAAGGACGGCTGTCTGTCCATCAACAGAAGTGGGCAGACAGCCTACATCAGCAGGACTACCTGGTTTATGTTTGCAATGACGCGGAGAGCGCAATCAAGCGCATCAAACGCTACTTGATTGATGAGGGACCATGCGAATTTACATTTTAATCTTGGCGCTGGGACTAATGATCTCTGGTTGCACTTTCTACGCAAGTGTTCAAAGGGAGCGGGTCCTGGATGAATTTGGGATTGCAACCGACACAATCAGTCTAACCACATCAATGGACATGGAGGAGAAAAACCAATGAAAGCACCAGCACTGATAACACTGACCGTCATCCTGGCGATGGCGGGCTGTACCGACGTAACCGTGAACACTGGGGGAGACACCAAGGTCTGCACCGGCAACGACACGCTGAACTGCTCAGACGACAATTCCAACAACGACGACAACTCTAACCCGGGAGACGACAACAATGCCAACAACACAACAACCAACTAAATTGATCGGGGTGATCGAGCAGATAAAAAAACGGGTCGAAGCACTAGAGGCCCATGTCGGTATTCGGCCAGCTCCGTGGTCGGTGGTTCAAAAAGTAAAGGGGAAGAAAGATGGCAAAAGAAAATCTGACGCATAAACAGGAAGGGTTCTGCCGCTCATTTGTGGAGACGGGCAACGCCACCGAGGCCTACCGCCGAAATTACTCGCATATAAATTGCAAACGCGCCACCATCAACAGATCAGCTAAGACGCTGATAGACAAGCCCAAAATTATGGCGCGGATTCATGCGCTTCAGGCAATCCATCAGGCAAGGCACGAGGTTACAGTGGATTCATTGACCAACGAACTCGAGGAGGATCGACAACTCGCCAGGGATCTCGGTCAACCGGCCGCAGCGGTATCAGCGTTAAACATCAAGGCGCGTATTCACGGCCTGGACCGTCAGGTACACAATGTTGAACATCAAGGCCTACCGGCAGCAATAAATGTTTTGATTGTTGATAATCATTGACTACTACCCTCGACATTGAAATACCGAGAAAATTCAAACCATTCATGTCCCCCTATCGATACAAGGTGGCTTATGGGGGCCGGGGGTCAGCTAAATCATGGACAATTGCATCACTTCTGGTGGTGGCCGCCTATGTCAATCCGATCAGGGTCCTCTGCGCCAGAGAAATTCAAAAGTCGATTGGTGATTCGGTTATACAGTTGCTCTCAGACACCATTGAACGACTCGGGCTTCAGTCGTTTTTCGACATCCAAAAGACAGTAATCACAGGCACGAATGGATCCCGGTTCATCTTTGAGGGCCTACGATCAAATATAACTAAAATCAAATCGATGGAGGGCATCAATCGGGTCTGGGTTGAGGAGGCCGAGTCAGTCTCAGCGACCTCGTGGGAGACCCTGATCCCAACCATACGAGCGCCAGGCTCAGAAATCTGGGTGAGCTTCAACCCGGCTGATGAGCTCGACAATACCTATCAGCGGTTTGTTATTAATCCGCCGCCCGATTCCTATGTCGTTGCGGTCAACTATGAGGACAATCCCTGGTTCCCGATAGAGCTTGAGAAGGAACGCAAACACCTCAAAGAGCTCGACAGTGCGCTCTATCAACATATTTGGGAGGGCGAATGCCTGACAAACTACCAGGGGGCCTACTACACCAAGCAGCTCGAGGTTGCCCAGGAGGATGGCCGTATCGCCCGGGTCCCGATCGATCCCTCGGCCCCGGTCTCAACCTTTTGGGATCTGGGGATTCGTGATGCAACGGCAATCTGGCTGGTCCAGGGGATTCAGCAAGAGCTCCATGTGATTGGATACTATGAGAATAATAACGAGGGCCTTCAGCACTACATCAACTGGCTACACGACTTCCGGGATCGCAACGACTTCACCTATGCCGATCACTGGGCCCCGCACGACATCCGGCAGCGTGAGCTATCGACAGGGGTATCCAGGGCAGAGACCGCTAAAAAGATGGGGATTCGGTTCAAGATGACACCAAATCTTGCGCTAATGGACGGGATCGAGGCAGTCAGACGTATATTGCCAAGATGCTATTTCGATAAAACGCGATGCGCTGATGGGTTAAGGGCGCTGCGCTACTATCGGACCGAATATGATGAGAACAAGCGCGTGTTCAAAGACAAGCCGTTGCACGATTGGTCATCACACGGGTCGGATGCCTTTAGATACTTTGCGATTGCCTGGAAGGACCGCAGGGATGTGGCCAACTACCAGCCCGCTGTTGTCAGTCGGGAATGGGAGGTTTTTTAGAAGTTTGCCCACGATCGAGGAGCTCACGAAATCAAATTGACCGCTAAGTCATAATGTGTATCATTGGGATTGGGGGACCAAATTTAGGGGATAGATAATGGCCAAAAGACGAGTACAGCCCACAAAAAAATCACGTTTAGCTACGGCGGATGAAATGCGAACGTCGAGCGATTCACACAGAAGCCGAGCGATTCCCACAGTACCATACAGCCGGAAGGACTTTGCTAAAGGAAAAGGGAAGGAAGCGATTAGCGCCGCCACCATTCCGTTTCGCAAGTTTAAGCGAGCTATACGCGGCCAACTGAGAAAAGGTAACTTTGCTGGAGCAAAACGAACAGCTAAAGCGCTCGGCCTGGACGAGAGTTTGTTGCCAGATTCATACCCCATTCTGATAGACAAAATAATAAAAAAGAAAATAAAAAAGAAAAAGCCCTCAGCAAAGCCCTCAGCAGAGACCACAGCTATTTCCGCAGCATCAGATGCCAGGGCAGAAGAGAAGTCTGAGCTCGATGAAGCCGTAGAGAAGAGGAAAAAGCTGCTTGCTAACCCGCGACTACTCGGTCGATTGAGTCTGTTGTCAGGCAGTGAGCTGGGCTTATTGGGGGGGTAAGCATGAAATACAAAATCCCCAACGAATTGGGCAACGTCAAGCAGCTCATCAAGCGATTTGACACCGCGAAGAAAGCCCGCTCCCCTTGGATCTCACACCTCCAGGAGTGTTATGAGTACGCATTACCGCAGCGTGAGACCTTCACCCGGCACACACCAGGGGCCCGAAAAAACAAATCGATCTACGACTCAACCGTTGTCCTCGGTGTTCAGTCCTTTGCATCACGACTCCAGG